AAAGGGCACGCCCGCCGAGTTGTCGCTCAGGGTCGCGGCCACCGGATCGATGTAGACGGTTTCGCCGAAGTGGATGCCCGCGCCGTAGTTCGCTTTCACGGCCAGGCTGTAGACGCCGCGCGTCGAGACCACGATCAGATCGGTCGCAAACACTGCGTCCATGTTGGACACGCCGACAATGCGGCCGATGACGACGGGATCGCCGTCTTCGACCAGGTTGATCGGAGGCGTCGCGCCTTCGCCGGGCCCGACCAGGTTGGTGTAGGTGTCCCCCGAAGCGTGTTGCGGGGCGACGATTTGGGAAGCCAAAAACTGCAGGTTATCCCCAGTTTCGTAAAAGTTTTTCATGGGACGGTTTTCTCCTTTGGCCTGGAGCTATCCGCCCAGGACCGATTCAACATTGATTTGTGCGTGCTGGTTTGAAACGAAAGGGAAGAACTAGATGCGCGCGGCGGCGAGCTTCGCGTCTTTCTCGGACATGCCCGGCATCAGCTTGAATGCCTCTTCGAGAGCCGCTTTGTTCTCTTCGGCCGTGTGGGTTTCGCTTTCGCGAACGGTGCCGTTATCGGCTGCGCCCAGGTTCTTCGGCGCGGCTGTCCGGGCGCCGCCGAGCTGCTTCACATAGTCCTGCTCGGCTTTGATCGCTTCCGCAATGCCGTCGACCTTCACGGCCTCGGCGAATTGCTTGCGGATCCGCTCCTGCGAGATCGCGGGCAGCTTCGACTCAGTCAGCTGCTTGGTGAGTTCGGCAGAGACGGTGGCTTTGGCAGAGGCCTTCTGGGCTTCTTCGAATTTGGTTTTCAGATCGGCGTTCTCTTTGGTGAGAGCTTCGACCTTCGTGTTGGCTTCCTGCAGCTGGGTTTCGACTGACTTCATGGTTGTCTCCTGGGCGTGTTTTTCAACGAGTACGATCAGGTCCGGGCGACGTTTGCGGAGGGCCGCTTCGGTCACCAGGTCCACATCGATCTCGCTGTCCTGCGTTGCAGATTCCATCGCCTCGACCTGGCCGCCCGCGCCAGCGTAAGTGACGAAATCCACCGAGCGCGCGGCGATCAGCGATTCCACGACGTTCGTGGTCACACCTTCCCGCTCCTGCTCGCTGGCTTCCCCGATCGCTCGGATGGAGACGCCCATTTCGTGCAACAGACCTTGTTGATTGAGTGCATCGAGCTTTGCTTTGAACGGCGGATCGATCACGACCGCTTCACCTTTCAGCGTGCCGTCCGACTCCGCGTGCACGTTGCGCAAATTCGCGACCCAGTTGTTGACGGAGCCTTCCGGCTTTTCCTTCGCCTCTTTCTCGCTCTGGTGGTCGGCGAACATCTTCGCGCCTTCAAAGATGTGATAGTCGCGCTTCAGCGTCTCCTGGGGATAGAAGCGCTGTTTCGATTTGTTGAGGCCTGGGCGGATGACAGTGACTTTCACGGTGCCGGTGGTGGCATCGTAGGCTGATTCTTCAAGCGGAATAGCGTTGCAGGCCAGCACGCGGCGGTAGGACTCCATCGGGCAGTCGCCCGAAGTGACTGGCGTGTAGCTGGTCTCGACCGGGATCGGATCGCCAAGCTGCACGTCGCCTTCGTCGTCGAGGGTGTAATCGATCTGGAAGAGCTTGCCTTCCATCGAATACACGACTGCGCCGTTGAAGTGATCCATGCACCAGGCGCATTTGCCTTCGATCGCGTCCTGTGGTCCATCGTCGTCACAGTCCATGTCGATCCCGGCAGCGATCTTGGCATTGATCGCCTGCATCACCTTCGACTGGATCGCCGAGTAGGAATCGGACTGCGCGAGCGCTTCCTGGAAGAATTCGCCATCGATCGAGTAACTCTCTTCCGGCGTGTCCATCTTTTCCGATTTGTAGACCGCCTTCAGCTTGGCAAGCGCCTTCGCCTTGTCCGGACCTTCGTACTTGTTGCCGCGATATCCACCGTGCAGCGCGGCCCAGGCCGCGCCCATGAGGCGGTGATTCGGCTTGCCGCTGGCGTCGGTGTAGGGAAGATGGCCTTTCGAAGCGAGATACTTCACCGCTTCTTCGATGTGCTGCTGAGAAATGAATTGGAGTTTCATCGAGGAAATCCTTTCAGTTGCTGTTCGCCACAATCGAAGCGACGAAGCACAGGCCCATCACGATCAGCCACTCGTGGCCGGCCACGATCTTCTGAAGCATCACCATCCCGGACTCCTGGCGCCGGCTACCGCGCAAACACAATTCGGGTGTGCCGGCGGCGCGTCATCTCCGGAGGGGAAATCTTCATCGACCGGAATCGGCCCTTCGGCGGCGTTCTCTTCGCAGGTCTCGCAGGGATTCGGGCCTAAGATCCACTGTTTGTACTCGACGTTGTTCCGTTCGAGCTTTCTCAGGAAAGCCCAGCTCATCGCGGAGTTCATTTCGGTGGAAGCAATCGTCGCCGCGCGTGACTTGTCCCAGAGCCCAACGGTCTGATTGATCAGCCGCGCCGTGCCGGCGACGCCGAGCTGGTCCGTGATGCCGGTCGAGACCGCATCGGCTACGAGCTTCAGACTGGTGTCGTCAAGCCCTTGGATCATCGAGTCAACGTGCTCGGAAGCCCAGCTCGCGGCTTCGTCGGCGGTCATGCCGGGGTAGTCGGCGGGTTCTTTAGAACGAGCAGCAGTGTCAAAGCCAAAAGTAACGTCATCGTCGGCCTCAGCCAGGATCGAGATCGCGTTCGCCTGCTCGATCGCGTGCGCCAGGTGATGCTTCAGCAGTGCGGACAAAATCGGACGGCGGTTGCGCAGCAGGTTGTGCATGCGCATCCCGACCGCGTGCATGGCGTGCTCAGGATCGATGCCGCGGCTAGGCTCGGCGTATTCTTCGAACTTCATCTCTTTAACGCGATCGGCGAGGGAAGAGAAATACATCGCGAGCTCGCGCTGGCATTTCTTCTGCGCGGCTTTCCCGAGCAGGCCGAGCAGGCCTGGGCGCTGGACTTTCTCCAGGAACTCGGCGAGGGTTTCTGTGATGCGACGGCTCATCGACTTCGGCCAAATCTCCGTTCGCTGAGGTGTAGTTGCTCCGCGATCATGTCTTCGAGCGTCCCGCCGCCGATCCGCACCTTGGGATCGAACGACAGCTCCAACTCGTATTCATCGAGGCGGATCGTGACCGTTTTCCCGAAGGCCATCTTCTTGATCGCCTGCTCCGGGAGTTGCACCTTGGCGAGTTTGCGGATCATGCGAGCGCTTCCTCCATTACCTTCGCGAGCCGGTTCGCGGCGCGCGCCAGCTTTGCTGACTCGGTCGAGCCGTAGCCGAGATCGCCATTGTCCGGCGCTGCGTTGCCGTCTGGCGTTTTCGGTGCTTTCGGATCGGTTGGGTTGAGTTCCGGATCCTGGGGATCGTTGCCGGCGGCTTTCGCGCGCGCCAGCTGAATCTGGTGTGCCTTTGTCTGCTGGTCCTGCAGCGCGAGCTCGCCGCGCTTGTTCTCGGCCTCTTCGACAACTTCGTCGACGTTCGCGACGTTCAGCGAGTTCAGTAGCGCGCGGAAAACGGAGGGCACAGCGATCTCGGGGAAGATGCCGGCGACGGCGCTCATGAACTGCCCGATCTTGCGGAGGTCGTCGAGCAGGATCGGCGGCAGCGTGATGTCGAGTTGCGCCGGCTCATCCGGATCCTCGTCGATCGCGATCGAGAAAATATCGCGCAGCGCGTCCTGCCAAAAGGCCTGGTAGCTCTGGAACATCTTGAGCATCGGCAACTCCATCGCCGTCGAGGTGGCCAGGTTGCCCGTTGAGGGATCGCCGAAGTAGTGCAGCATGATGCCTGTGCCGGCCGAGACCATCAGCTTCAGCTGGTCGCCGTCCGATCGCGCGTCGCCGGCGCCAGTCGCCCGCGGCATCGGCGTGAGATCTATGCCCATGTTCTCGACCCACGTTGCACCAGGCGCAGTCTGCGGATGGCGCTCGACCTGGGTCATGCCGGCCGTCGTGTACGTCGAGGCGAGCTTCCCTTGCAGCTGGTTGACGATCCCCTGGCCGCCCTTCACCTTCATCTTCGAGGCGAACTTCGCGAGCGACTGTTGGATTGCGACGCGGGCTTCCATGAAGCGGCGGTGCTCTTTCGACCAGTCGAGGTTGCAGGAAAGCAGCCCATTGCCGCGCTTCAGCAGCGTGTCGAAGGGCAAGTGATAGACGCGGCAGTCGAGCGGCCGCTGTTCCGGCTTCGCGCTTGAAATCTTACCTTTGCTCGCCGGATCCGGCTGCTCGAGGAAGAGCTCGTCGTCTTCATCGTCGTTCCGCCAGTCGCGGTAGTAAATGATTTTGTCCTGGGCCGTGAGCCGGCGATAGCCGAGCACGTGCTCTTCATCGTCCGGGTCGCAAATGATGTCGGTGATCTGCAGGCAGTCGATGCGGCGAATCGTTTTGGGGCTATTGTCGTCCTCGGAGTCGAAGATCGCGAAGAACAGTTCACCATCGACCAGCAGCTTCTTCGAGGAG